TGTGTCTTGCCAGAATGTAAATCTCCGTTAGGCATCTTATGTGAACCACCTTTGTGTTCAGTTCCATCTCTTTTATAATGTTTTACGCCTTTCATATTAACAAGGTTTAGCTTTTGGCATTCCACCGTCTTTATACATAGTTCTTTTCTTAGTCATTCCACCATAAACTTTATTTACTCTTGCATTAGGTTTTTTTGCTGGAACATACTTACCATTATTTTTTACCATATTAAGTGCTATATGTGTAGGTAATTTACTAATTGGTGTATTTTTATATTCACCTGCAATAGCTTTTGCTATTTGTTTTTCTTTAAGACTTTTTTCCATATTTATCTCCTTTTTTTAAAATAGGTGGAGGAGACCGAAGCCTCCCCCGAGTTTTGACAATTAGTCAATCACGTAGAATGCACTACATAAAGCGTCATCTCTAAGTACTTTCGCACCATAGACATGTAAGCCTCTTACTATGTCACCAAACGATGTTGGGTCTCTTAACACTTCTGTTGAGAGAATAGTATTAGCAGTTGCAGTAGATGACATATGACCAGCCATAACTTTACCAGTAGCATTAGATGTACTAGCAATGTTATTAGACTTGTACATATCAAATCCACGTAGTTTTCCACTTGAAACTAATCCGTTTCTGATTGAGCCTTGACCAGCGTTAAAGTCAACAGAAAGCATTTTAGAACCAGATTGTGACAGCTCTTCATAGAATGAAGGAGGTGCAACAAACCATCTACCTTCTTCAGGTACATTTTGGTCGTCTAAAAGTCTTGCCATTCTTGCCATAAGGTCAATAGCATCTACACCAGTTCCATCTGAACCAAGTAGGTCTACAGAGTTAGTTGCGTGAGCCATAGTAGCGTCAGCAGTAGCACTGTCAGAACCAATGATATGGTCAGGTGATGATGCAGAACAGCCAGAAAACATAGTTGCTAAAACAGCAGCGTCATATGAATCTTTCAATGCATAAGCAGCCGAGCTTGAAGCAACCTCTTTGAAGTTGACATGTGACATATTAGTTTCAATATCATCTACGATGAATTTGAAAGCTTTAGCACTATCAACAACCAAAGAAATTTCTTGGTCTGTTAATCTAGTTTCAGTTGTGTCGCTATTTCTTGTGTAATCTGACACTGAAATAACGGGTTCTTTGATAATCTTTACAGAGTCTCCGAAAGAGGAAATTTCACCAGCATAATCTGTGTTGGTGATAGCTTCTACTACCGAGGCTTTTCTGAAAAAGTTCATAACCTTTTTAGAGTAAACCGAAGGTAAAAAGAAACTATTAGTTTGTCCACTTACGGAGTTTGCAAAGTTAGCGTTTGTATCTGTTGAGGGTTCAAAAAATTGAGCCATGATACTTCTCCTTTAAGTTAATATAGTTTAATTTGAGATTCTGCCTTCCTGCATAGCATCTGATATTTCCGTTTCGAACTTATCAAATTCTTGTACAGACATGGCTTCTATCTCCCTTAATGACCATACTTTCTCCTGCGTTGGTTCAATACTAGTTGTTTTAGTAGAGACCATATCTGCAGCAGATTGTTTAGTCGGTTTTTTAGAAGATGACTTAGTCTTTGGAGTTTCTATACCAATATCTTTTTTAAACAAGTCAAGAGCACGTGAGGCTAGGTTGGCATCGTCATTATTTTCATATACCCAAGCTTGGATAGATGCATGTTGTTCTTTTGCCCAACCGTGAAAGTCATCGCTGTTTCTGATATCTTCAAAATCAGGGTGTCTTTCCATTAACCTTTTTTCTGCATCCTGTCGTACTAACTGATTTTCACGTTCTTGGAGTTTACTAAGGCGTTCTTCTAGAACTTTTGCTTTAGTCTCCGATTGCATATGAGCAACAGTTTCTACAACTTCATAAACATCAGGATAGTTATTTTTAAACTCTTCTAGTTCTTCTGGAGATTTAGGAGCTTTATAGTCGGTTCTATTTTGTGTAGCCTCTTCTATTAGTTCTTGTTCTCTAGATTTAAACTCGTTAAGTTTACTATCATAATGTTTTTTCAAATCATCGTATCTTTTTTTATAGTCTGGTTTTTTATAAGGAGTATCCTTTTTAGTTTCCAGTTCTTCAGTATTAACACTTCCTTCAGCTTCCACTTCAGTTATATCGTTACTATTAAAAAGCTTATTCTTTTCAGAAGGCTCTTCAAAAAACATACTATTTGATGATACAAAAGGTTTATCATCACCTTTGTGCCAATCTTTTTTTGCGTTATAAGGGTTTGGCGTTTCTTCTTTTTGGACTGTATTAGTCATCTTCTATTCTCCTAATTGGGGCTTTGTTTACAAGGTAGCTCTATGTCGACTAGAGGGCTTGTATTGTAAAGGTAGCCTTTCGGTTCTTATTTAATAAAGTGCCTGATATCTCAGGGTAGCTTTATTGTTATCTTAATCTAGGGTTTGCTGATAACATACCTTTTCGTATCTCATCATCTGCTATGTCAGGGTCTACGGAATTTCCATATTGGTCTTTCTTCATTTCTTCTTCCATATCAGGTGTTCCACCCATATTAAGTTGTTGTCTTTTATCTGCACCAGCTTCAGCTTCTTTCATCATAGACATTAAAGTGTCTTCTCCGATTTCTTCTACAGCTTTTGCAGTAAAGACAAATTCTCCATCAGATAACCTTGCGGGTATATCGTCAGAGACTCCTGTTCCCGGTCCTTCTACAGGACCATCTCCAGTAAATTCTGAGGCAGTGTCAACAACTTTGTCAAATATAACACTAAGCATATCGTTGCCTTCTAATTGTTCGTTTAAAAATTCTTGTTCTTCGTCAGATAAAGCTTCAGATACTACAAAATCTACATAGTTATCTTCCATTACTTCATCTGAATCCATTGTAGGTTCTGGAGACATTTCCATATCTGCAGACATCATAGGCATATCATCATTAAGTAATGAACCACCTTCTTGGTATCCCATTCTAGTAACAACTTCAGGTGCTTCTTTTCTAAGAGCTTCTATACCCGGACCACCGTCTTTGTACATTGCTCTATCATCTGATAATAAACCACCAGCTTTCATGTCAAATCTTGATAAAGCATCTAATTCTTCAAGATATTCTTCTTGCCTTGTTAATTTATTTGTTGGTTTTTGTTTAGGAAAATCTTCTTTTTGTATTTTTTTAGATAGTGCTTTTTTTTCTGCAACAGTCATTCTTTTTTTAAGAACTTTATCACCTACAGTTTTTAAATTATTTTCTTTCATTGCAGCTTTAACTGCATCATCACCATATTTTTGTATTGCTTTTTTTGCACCGTTTTTTACCATATATCTTCCTATGGTCATAACTGCTGGTGCTGCTAATGGTATTGGCATATTATTTCTCCTTTGCTTTTCCTACGTTTAATGCACACCAGTCTAAAATTCTATAAATTTTACCTACGATTGCATCGTCTTTTGGTGTAGGTGTTAATGCACATATTAATGATGCACCCATAACTATAGATGGTATTACTGCTATCCATTCATTTATTGATTGTATAAAACTTAACATACTATATCTCCTCTTTTCTTAGTATTGCTTCTTTAACCTGTAGGTCCAGTTGCTCCAACTTGCCCAGTAAATTCAGCTTCCCCTGCAACCGGTACATTTCCTGTTCCGATGTTGCCACCACCAGTGCCTGTAACTCCAAGTTCTTGAGGTTGTTCAGGTGTTCCTTCAGGTCCTCCCATTGGGGATGGTTGACCAAGGGATTGAGCTTCTTCGCCATTTGTTTGTCCAGCATTCTGCATTCCTATTATTTGTGCCATTATTGCAGCTTCTTCAGGGTCATTGAGTATTTCATCAGGGTCTAAATCTAAGCTGTAGGCTAGTTCACTTACGAGTTTAGAAATCTTAACAAACGGAGCAATAGCAGGACTTTGTGCAGTTTGTAAGAACATAGTCAATCTTTGACTTCGTACTTCTTTTTGCATCAAGCTATTTGTTCCAGTAGCTCTAACTTCTAAATCACCTTTAACATCCAACTCATCTTCTAAGAATTGCATGTTCCATTGAAAGTAAGATTCTCCAAGTGGTTTTAATAAAAAGTCATCAAGATTCTTTATAACT